CCCTATTGGTTTTATCCTTAAACTAGAAAAGTTTGAAGGAGTGGATTTCTTTTGTCAATCAGCAAACCTTCCTGACATTAACATGCCTACAACACAGGTAGCAAGTCAATTTAGAAACTTGCCTATCATACCTGGTGGAGGAGTAGAGTTTGGTGATCTATCAGTAACCTTTATTGTAGATGAAGATTTAAAAAACTATAACAGTATATACAAATGGATGCGTGACAATGGTAACGCAGATCAAATGGCACGTGAGACACCAGAGAAAGATATATTTACCAACGGACAATTATTAATTACTACGAGTCAATACAACCCCGCATTTGTAGTAGACTATCAAAATTTATTCCCTGTAGCACTGACAAATTTGCAATTTGATGCTACAATAGGAGATGTAGAATACATTACTGCTAACGTAACATTCAAACATCAGCAGTTCTTCCTACGTGATAAGACATTTAAGCAAATATGAATTTTGAATCTCTTCGTAATAAATTTGACAAGTTAAGAAATGATTGGGCAGAAGATAGTCATGTAGACTTTCAATTTAAGAATAAAGAATACAGTGCTGATCTAGGACAACTTGCATTAGACATACCTTTTCAACACAATAAATACTTAAACCATTACACTGACATATCACAGATTAAGACTTCTTTAGAGTTTGAAATTCGTAAATTAGTAAAGGAAAAACGTGAGTATTATTCTGGTGAAGCAGATGCTAAAACGTATGCTGCTAAACCATTTGGATCTCATATAAAAACAACTGAAAAGATGAAGGTCTATCTAGAGTCTGATGATGAGATCATCAACCTAGAAGCAAAGATTAAGTATCTAGATCAAATGCTATATTTTCTAGATCAAGTTATGAAACAAATTTCAAACAGAGGTTTTCAAGTGAAGAGTGCCATTGAGTGGGAGAAATTTGTTAATGGACAATGATGACACATCTTACAGTAAAGAAAAAGAATGAGGTTTATATAACCATTCATTCTGATGAGGAGTACGTCCATAGAGAATTAGCGGACTACTTTACATTTGAAGTTCCAGAAGCAAAGTATTTAAAAAAGAATCCTAGATACAAATACTGGGATGGAACCATACGTCTATACTCCCCTGCTACAGGAGATTTGTATCATGGGTTGTTAGATCATCTACAGGTGTGGGCAGCAGAGAAACAATATATTGTAGAGTATGAAAAGAATGATTGGTATGGAGATATAAGTCAGGACAATAAATTAATCTCATTACCAGCAGTAAAACAATACATGAAAAAAATCTCTAAGATAGAACCTAGAGATTATCAATATCATGCTGTCTATGAAGCAATAAAGAACAATCGTAAGTTGTTACTTTCTCCTACGGGATCTGGAAAATCCCTCATGATCTACTCCATAGTCAGATACTATGCTGCCACCGCAAAGAAGATACTTATAGTCGTCCCAACTACATCCCTCGTTGAGCAGATGGTCAATGATTTTATTTCTTACGGGTGGAATGCTGACGACTTTGTTCATAAGATCTATGGTGGTAAAGATAAAAATACAGATAAAGATATTATTATATCTACTTGGCAATCTATCTACAAGTTTCCCAAAAGATATTTTGATGACATAGATTGTGTCATTGGTGATGAAGCACATCTATTCAAGAGTAAATCACTGACTGGCATCATGACTAAGTTGCATAATGCTAAGTATAGATTTGGATTTACTGGTACACTAGACGGATCTAAGACTCATAAGTGGGTGTTAGAAGGTCTGTTCGGATCTTGCGATCAAGTAACTAAGACAGATGATCTTATCAAGTCAGGTTACCTATCTAAATTTAGGATTAAAATACTACTGTGTAAACACTCCTCTCAACATTTTGAAACATATCATGATGAGATAGATTATTTGGTTGAGCATCGTGGTCGTAATAACCTTATTAAAAATTTAGTTAAAGACCTAGAAGGTAACACTCTAGTACTATTTAACTACGTTGAAAAGCATGGAGAACCTTTATACGATCTAATAAATAGTAATGTCAAAGAAGATAGAAAAGTTTTCTTTGTTCATGGTGGGACTGAAGTAGTAGACCGTGAAGAAGTTCGTTTGATTACAGAGGAGGAAGATAATGCAGTCATTGTTGCCAGTTACGGCACATTCTCAACTGGAATTAACATTAAGCGTCTTCATAACATCATCTTTGCATCGCCCTCCAAATCCCGCATCCGAAACCTACAATCAATTGGTAGGGTCTTACGCAAGGGAGAGGGAAAGAGTATAGCAACACTGTATGATATTGCTGATGACATCGGAGGTCAGAATTATACTCTGAAACACCTAAACGAAAGGGTAACTATATACAACGAAGAGAATTTTAAATATGAGGTCATTAAAATTAATCTAAAGGCAAGTTAATGGAAGAAGATTTTATCGCAACAATTAAACTTACTACTGGAGAGGAACTTATATCAAAGGTTTCTTATATGCCTGACGATGATAGTTTAGTGCTTGATAGTCCTATGGAAGTGACTAAGATAGATGCTACTAAAAAGAATATTCGGGTCGGCGGGTTTGCCTTAACTGAATGGATTACTTCTACTTTTGATCATACCTTTGTTCTTCCTAAGAAATTTATCATAACAATGACTGAAATTGAAGATCCTAATATAAAGAATTTTTATACTATTACTGTACAAAGACAACAGATAGAATTAACACAATTCAAAGAAGCTTCTAACCCCCAATCTTTTACTAGAAACATGGGTCATTTAGGTTCTGTGAATAAAACTAAACAGTCTCTAGAAGATTTATATAAAAGAAGCTAGACCCCCCTTTAACCCTTGACAGAGTTAGTCTACTGCTTTTTTAAACATTTGTCAACCCCCTCTTGACAATTGTGTTCATTTCCCCTACAATAAGGATAACAGAAATGCCTAGAATGAGAAAGAAGACAGAATATTATGTCAATAACAAAGAGTTTCTAGCAGCAATTACTGTCTATCGTAATTCTGTCTTAAAGGCACGTGACGATGGAGCAGCAAGACCTCGTGTTCCTAATTACATAGGAGAATGTTTCTTGAAGATTGCTACACACTTATCATATAAACCAAACTTTGTAAACTATATGTTTCGTGAGGATATGATATGTGATGGTATAGAGAATTGTTTACAATACATAGATAATTTCAATCCAGAAAAATCCTCCAACCCATTTGCTTACTTTACGCAAATTATATACTATGCTTTTCTCAGACGTATTCAGAAAGAGAAAAAGCAAATGGAAATTAAAAACAAAATTCTTGAGAAGTCAGGTTACGATGAGGTAATGCATACTGATTCATATACTGGTGACATGCAAGGAATGAATGCTTCCTCATCTGATATGGGAAGTATTAAAGAGAACATAGAAATCAAAATGAATCGCTAATGAATCCTGACGAGAATCCATTCTGGGGTGAACCTACTCCCACTGATCTTTGGAACGATATGGATAAACTAAATCAATTATATGATGAACTTGGATGGGATCATGTAGATTATCTAGAGTTTGCAATTGAAGGAAATCATATTACAATAAGAAATAGATCTAGAGAGGGAAGATGAATAAAGAAAGATTAAAAGAAATTATAACACAACTCAAAGACATAACCGCCGAGTTGGAATCTGAGGTCTATTCAGATTTAGAAGCGTACAAAATATATGGAGGAAGCACTCTTACATATGATGATACAAGCGATAAAGATGAACTCTGTGATTGAAATACAATTAGCTGTTGTCAAAAAGATGAGAGAATGCTATCCTAGTATTAGGGCAGCATATTTTATTAAGACAAGACCTATTATATTATGAACATTTTTGTTACTGACCCTGACCCCATCAAGTCTGCTCAGGTATTACCTGACAAACATATTGTCAAGATGCCACTAGAAACTTGTCAAATGCTTTCTATTGTTGCATCTAAAAAGTGGGGTCATGGTATTGGCGAGTTACCTAAGTTAGATGGTACACCATACAAAACAGACAAGGGTGCATTTCGTAATCATCCTTGCACAATTTGGGCACAGACTAACTTCTATTGGTTAATAGAACATGGTCTTGCACTATGTGCAGAGTATACTCATAGATATAACAAAGTCCATAGTTGTCAGCATACTATTGAGTGTGCTGATATTATGTTTCCATCTTGCCCACCACCCACATCATTTACAAGAGCTATGCCAGATGAGTTTAAATATGACACAAGCATTGACACTTTTACTGCTTACAAGACTTACATTGCCAGCAAACCTTGGGTTGCATCTAATTATCTTCGTGACCCATCCAGAAAACCAAATTGGTTATGAATAAAATATTATTCGGTGACTGCCGAGAAACATTAAAGACAATCACATCACCAGTTCAAATGTGTGTGACTAGTCCACCATACTACGGACTACGTAACTATGGAGGAGAAGAGAATCAAATAGGACAGGAGGACACACCTGAGCAATTTATTGACAATCTGGTTGATGTATTTCGATCA